TTATCGCTATCGAACCCGAAGGCGGAGCCATTGCAACGTCCGACGCGCTCAAGCGCGACAAGCAAATGCGCCTAGGCGCCCTACTCCAGATGTGAGGAAATGATGCACATCCCCGTTTTCGGTGGCCTGGATATTAGCACTCTAGATGTAGGCAATGCAGTTGTCCCCGCCAACTCAACCGGACATTTTGAATATTTAGCTCCAGAGGGATATCAGTTAATAAGCTTTGGATGGCAGGGAAATTATGACTGTGTGGTAAGTGCGTACATAACTTACCACCACACTTCTCCTCGGGGCCGGTTCAATGCATTGGTAGTCAACTCGACCAGTGTCGAAATTTCCCCCGCTTTCTTTGTGGTGCTCGTTAAGGTAGGGGGATGAGATGAGGGGTATCTACACGGTCAGTTTTCTTGAGCAGACTATTGCAGCGGCCTCGGGAGACTATGATCTTTTTGACGTGGCTCCTGCAGCGAACAAGCCGATAGAGATCGTGGCGTTATCGCTTGGAAACAAGAGTGAGATTGGCGATGCGCAGGATGAGATGCTCTCGTACACCATAACACGTGGATATGCCACGGCAAGCAACGGGGGCGCAACTACGCCGCGCCCGACAGATGCTAGTGATGGCGCCGCTAGCTTCACCGCTTTGGCAGTAGGTGCAACTATTGCGGCTGCCGGGGCAGGAACAATTATGAATATGATGGCAGATACATTTAACGTGCGTGCAGGCTTAATGCTTGTATTGCCTCCCGAGATGCGACCGAAGTGTTCTGCTATCACAGCTGAGACGAGGATGACAGTTCGCCTCACGACCGCTGTGGCGGACGACCTGACACTCAGCGGAACTCTCTGGGTGAGGGAGCTGTAACCATGGGGCTGTTCACGGTAGACACGACCTACGCGTATATTCGACCGCGTAGGCGTTTGCCGTCGAAAACAGTTCCCGCGAGCACCGCGACGCTTAACGCGATAATGCCGGCATTCACGGCCGGGCTAGTAGCTGAGGCTAGCGCGGAAGCCAATCTCGAGGCTGTGTTGCCAGCGATGACCGCTGGGTTGACGGCCGACGCGGTAGCCGAAGCAACCCTTGCCGCAACGCTGCCCGCAATGGGTGCTCAGCTCGACTCTGAGTCGGCCAGCGAAGGCGTCCTCAGTGCAACCCTCCCAGCCTTCACCGCAGCCCTGGCGGGCACCGCTGAGACGGGCGGCAACCTGGCTGCCACGCTGCCCGCTATGGCCGCTGGACTTTCGGCCGAGGCTAGCGCCAGTGCCACGCTGCAAATCAGTCTCCCGGCTATGGGCGCCACGCTCACGGGCGATGTGGTGGCTTCTGGCGAGCTGGCCGCAACGTTGCCGGCTATGGGGGCGGCACTAACTGGCACGGTGGAGACCGAGGACAACTTCTTCGCCCTCTTACCCGCCTTCGAAGCGGAGTTAGTTGGCGAGGCCAACTTGATGGGGACGCTGTCTGGCGCCCTTCCGGCTTTCGAGATGAGCACTTTTGGTGCTGTCGGCAATGAGGGTTTTCTCTCGGCAGAAATGCCGGCAATGGAAGCCTTTCTAACAGGTAGCGTTCACGTTGATCTAGAGGGCGAACTGGTTATTGTCTTGCCTGCCCTCATGATGATGAGTGGGAGGGGGATTCGCCGGATGAAAGAAATAGACCGCCAGCGGCGAGTAACGCGGGAATTCATTATGGCTAGCCCTTCCTACATCGCATTGACGCCGCATCAAGAAACGCGTACTCCGAGCGGTGGGGTTTTGATGACCGTTCAAGTGGCTCGTCCAGTACAGGCATTGCGCAAGATACCGATGAGCCACACGGAACGTCCGAATGATTCTACTTCCGGGATTTCCGGCACGGGCGGTGGCGTCCAGCGCAAGTACGACATGACCTTGCTCGGGGAATGGGACTCTACTATCCAGGCCGGCGATACCTGGGTGGAGGATGATGGGCAGCAATACATCGTAGACGCGTTGGTCCCATACAACGGCTATCAGGTAAAGGCTCTCGTAATGAGTTACGGGAGGCAGGCGAAGACTTATGGCTAAGTCATTTCGCATTGACCTAGATGCCCTGGACTACAACCTAAAGAACTTTGATGAAAGAGCGCGACGCGCTATTGAGCGCTCTCTGGAGTATCAGGCAAAGCTCAGCGAGAGCTGGATGAGAAGCAACGCTCCTTGGACCGACCAGACCACTAATGCGCGAAACGGTTTGTTCGGAATGGTGCATCCTCTTTTCGAGAGTTCCTGGCTGCTAGTCCTCTCGCATTCCGTGCATTACGGGATTTGGCTGGAGGTGGCCAACAGCGGTCGTTATGCTGTGGTTCGTCCGGCCTGGTTACGCGCTAACCGCGAGGTCATGCAACGGCTCAGCACCATATTCAGTCGCATGGAGAAGGGGAGGAAGTAATGAGTCGAGCAGCTTTCGCCCAGATTGTCTACGAAGACGCTGCGATGCAAGGTCTCGGATTCATTGAGAGTCGAGTGTGGCAAGCAAACGCGCTGGACACTCCGCCGCGAGACACCCCTTTCGTCATCATTTCTAGCGAGGGGCGAGAGAAGGCTTTTGGCAATGTCGGATCGGATCTTGTTTCGTATTGGGTTCATATCCCAAAGACGGTAATGCGAGACTACGGCATTGTAGATCTCGCTCTTGATCGTATCGAGGAGTTGTTGGTGGCAACTGCACACTTCGTTGGAGAGGACGGCTACGTACTTACTGGCGCTAGTTGGGTGGATCGTAGCCGGGATCTAATCGACGAGTCTTTCAACACACTGACGAAGTACTCCACGTTCCGCGCGGCAACGCGCAGCGTCGTGGTCACCTGAAAGGAATGGGAATGGTCACTAAAAAGAAGGACAACCCTCCCGAGGCTTCCCCGCAGCCTGAGGAGGCTTACGACGGTCCAGGCGCGTACGCCATCGCGGGCGAGCCGGTGGAAGGTAGCTACGAAGTTCAGGACCCGCAGGAGACTATTGAAGAGCTCCAATATCAGCCTGAGGATGAAGCTCTTCAAGACGAAGAGCCAATGGTCCGCTATCTCGGTGAGTTCACAGCGCGCGAGATCACCCTGATGGATTGGAAAAAGGCTGGGGTTAAGGATCAGCCAGCGGCACGCTGGGATAGCACGAACAATCGCAGGGTTCCTGTCGCGGGATTCACGGAGCATGCGCTTCGTGTTCTTCGTCAGGACGGTAACTTCCGCATTGGGGAGTAATGGAAAACGTCGAGCTTAGATGTGCTAGCCGGATGCATGGCGAGATGGTGCGGCCAGGAGTACTCGAAGTTCGATGCCATTCTCGATTCTGCGGCAAGCGGGCAGGGGTCGTTATCCTGCACTGGTTTGACCTGGAAACAGGAAAACTGATCGACACAAAAGAATACAAAACGGTTCAACTCCAGAATGGAGAAGAAGATGACGGCACCAACATCACTGCCGTACGGCATGAGGGACTGCAAGATCACTCCGTACGCGGACGCGGCCGGGATGGAGCTCAGCGCGGAGGTAGTTGACCTCCCGAACATGCAGACGTTCAGCTTCTCGGAAAACGAGGAGTTTCAGGAACTTCGCGGTGACGACCGGGTGGTCGCCATTCGCGGTTCCGGTGCGAACGTCGAGTGGGAGCTCGAAGCTGGCGGATACAAGATGCGCATCTGGGAGATCATGACGGGTGGTGTTGTTGTCCAGACGGGCATCGCGCCGAACCGGTCGTGGCGCCTGGACAAGCGCTCCAGCGACAGCCGGGGCTACTTCAAGATCGAAGGTCAGATCATGTCTGACAGCGGTGGCGACTTCCACGCCATCGTGTATCGGTGCCGCTGCAACGAAGCCATCGAGGGGGAGTTCTCTGATGGAGAGTTCTTCATCACGACTTCGTCGGGCCAGGGTCTCCCGCTTCTCGATGATGTGAACGATCTGCTGTACACGCTCATCATCAACGAGACAGCAACGCCCATCTCCAATACGGCCGAGCCGCTGCCCACGTTACAGGCGCCACCGACCGCGCTCACAGTGGGCACGGAAACGTCCTCTCAGATCCCGCTCACGTGGGTAGCTGCTGCGGTGGCGGACGAGGCGACGGACTACCGCATTTCCATCCGCACCGCGTTCGGGGAGTGGGTGGACGTCTCAACAGACAACACCACCGGCGAGACTACCACGGGCGCGACTATCACAGGTCTGTCGGCTGCCACGGAATACGAGGTGAGGGTGCGTGCGGCTACTGCTGAGAATGGTCTCAGCTCATGGACGGACCCGGAGCCAGCAGAGACGGCTCCGTGATGAATAAGAAGATGATCGTCATCATGGTTGCAATCGCACTGGTCCTTCTCGGGTCTGGATACGCGTTAGCAACCGTAATGAGTCGTACGAACTCAACGCTGGGAAATACCCCCGCGACTTTCACGCGGCATCACGAGGTTCACGCGAACATCGCTGAGCCAACGAATCCGAACACTAAGTATCATGCGCCGGAAATCTTCTGCCCCTCGGGTGCGAAGGCGATCGGTGGCGGTGGCGTTTTCGAGGATGACACTGGCAAACAACTGCCGCTTGTTGGCTCGTCTCCGCATCCGGCTTTCGATGACGCTTGGGTGTTGTGGGTAGCTAGAGCGGATGT